ACAAGTTATACTTACTATGGGTGATTTCTTAGGTTCTAATCTTCGGGATTAACATTTTTAGCTTCACGTGCTGCTAGATCCTCATCACTTAAATAACTTCTAGGTCCAAGTCTTTCTATACTTCTTGTTTCCCTTTGTTTATTTCTGTGTTGTCTTCTAGCATCTCTAGCTTTTTCTGCATCAACTTCATCAAGATTAACTATAGCTTCTTCACGTGGTTTAGTTTTAGTTATTGGTTGGTTAACTTTCCTTTCTTCTAATTCATCAGGAGTAAGAGGAGTAAGAGGCTCATCATTAGTAACACCACCAAATATATGTGTCATAATCTTATCTTTATCATATATTTTAGTTTTGTTTTGAACACCTGCTTCCATACTAAAGTTTGCTAACAAATTTGACATAGCCCATAAAGATAAAGCATGTAAGTTTATTTCATCAGGTTTTAAACCTTCAAAGTTATTAGCAACTAAGTTAGCTGACTTAATAACTGTAGCTTCATCTTCACATTGATATAGATACTCTAACACTCTATTAAGTACACGTCCAAATTGGCCGGATACTTCTAGTGTTACAATATCTTCATCAGGTACTGCAGCAAATGTATCAGTAGGTAATTGCTCTGATGCTTCTAGCGCAGCTTTCATTTTCATTTGCGTGATCTCTTCTTCTGTATGTTCTTTATTCATAATATATTATTTACTACAAAGATATATATTATCTGATAAATAGGCAAGCTATTAGGAGAGTTTTTATTATATTTGTAAATTAAATTAAACACATTATGACATTAAAAAAAAATGACTTAACAGTTGATACTCAAGAGTTTGTGTCAAAAGTTAAGCACAAGTATAACCTTGATGTAAACGTAATCTTAGGTGGTACTATATTAGATCAAAAAAGTGGTAATAGAATTGCTTTGGAGATACTTAGAGATGAAACATATCACGCCATGTGTGACTATGATGAAAAATTAGTTAAGTACTTATCAATAAGAAATAGATCTAGAAAGAGAGAGTTTGTAGCTTGGCAACAAGCTTATTCATACATAGCATGGAAGCATGGGTATTCTAAACTTGATGTAGGTAAGAGTTTAATGAAAGGACATGCTACTATTATAAGTAGTATAAAGAAAGTAGAAGATGCATTAGATGGGTATAACCCATATCTACTAGAGAGATTTAGATACTTAACTAATTATTATTTAACACATGTGGGAGATATTACAAAAAATACTGAAGGATAAGATAACGCCTAATCAACTGCTATTATTATATGCATTTGATCAAAGCTTAGCCATATCACAGATTAATCCTCATTTAGAATTAAGAGGATTATTAAATGAAGGCTATATAAAAAAAGTTGAGGATAAATATATTATAACTCCAACTGGTAAAAAGATCATGGCAAAGTATAACAATTATTTTGTTAAAGCAAAAAAGAAAACTAGTATAGGTTTGCTAGGTAAGAATTATACTATAGCAGTACAGAACTATAGAACTATGTTTCCTAAAAAGAAATTACCTAGTGGTAAACCTGCAAGAGTCAATGAAAAAACATTAATAGATTGTTTTAGATGGTTTTTTGAGACATATGATTATACATGGGATCAAGTATATGCAGCAACACGTAAATATTTAAATGAATATGAAGATCAAAATTATATGTACATGAAGACTAGTCAATACTTTATAGTTAAGACAGGACAAAATAAACAAAAGACTTCAGAGTTAGCTGACTATTGTGACATGATTAAGGAGGGAACAGATGATAACAACAACCATTTTAAAGAGAAAGTAGTATGAGTGATAACGCATGGGGTGGACAATACACAGCCTTTAATGAGGCACTTAAATATATGCTTGATAGGCAGAGCGGTAAAGAGAAATCTATACAGACTCCATGGCCTAAATTCAATGACGCAATCACTGACGGTTTAGAATGGAATACATTAACTGTTATAGGTGGTAGACCTGGTTCAGGTAAAACATTGATAAAAGATCAGATCATTAGAGAATCATTTATACATAATCCTGCAGAGGATTACCGTGTACTTGAGTTTCAATTTGAGATGGTAGGTAGAACTTCAGCAATAAGAGAGTTTAGTTCTTTAACAGGTAAAACATATAAAGAACTGTGTAGTGCAGGTACTGTACTGGATCAGCAAACCTTTGACAAATGTCATCAGTATGCAAAAACTAGAGTTAAGAACCCAGTTGATATTATATCTACACCCATGACTGTTAATCAAATGAGAGAACAAGTTGATGCATATATGAATGAACACAAAGGACAAAAGACTATAATTACATTAGACCATACTATTCTAGTAAAGAGAGCACCATATCAGAACAATAGATTAGATATGTTATTTGAGTTAGGTGAATTCTTTACACAAGTTAAGCGTGAGTATCCTGTAATGTTTATAGCACTGTCTCAATTGAATAGAAATATAGATAATCCTGATCGTGCAGTTGATGGTAAGTATGGTAACTATGTACTTGAGTCAGATATATTTGGTTCAGATGCAATGCTACAGCATGCTGATACACTGATTGGTATTAATAGGCCAGCTAAACAGAAGATTAGATTTTATGGGCCTGATAGATTTGTAATACAAGATGACAAAACATTAGTCTTACACTTCCTTAAAGCAAGGAATGGTGATGCACGTATGTCTTTTTTTAAGGCAGCGTTTGAACGTATGGAGATAATGGAGATGGACACACCACCTCAACAAGTTAGACAATAAAATAAAATAGATGACACCACAAGAACGTAAAGCAAGTATAAAGATATTATACACAGAGCACGCAGATTATTTTAAAGATAATAAAATAGACAAGCCTGCATATATACCTAAGATGGCATACAGGCCAGCTGGCAAGGATGATTTACATGTTACATTTTTCCCAAGTGAATTAGAAAATAACATGGATATATACACAGAATTTGTAAGCATTGAATATAAGTCAGAAGATCCAAAGAGAACACTATACTTACTTAAGTATAATCCTCACTGGAAAGAAGAATATGAAATGATTACTAGTAACTCAGGATTTCAAAGACATATGGTACCTGTTAGTGAACTAAAGGCAATCAATGATGTAACTCATAGAGGTCAAAGGAAACTAGACAATGAAGATGTTGCTGTAGCATCTGGTACATTTGATGCATTACCTAACCCAGAGACTGAAAGGGATATAGTTGATGTACTCAAAGGTATAGAAAAAGCATTACTAAGTATTAACTCAAAATTAAAATAGAATGGCACAAAGCGTATTAGTCATAGCTGACTCAGGGACTGGAAAGTCTACATCAATTAGGAAACTAAATCCTAAAGAAACATTTATAATTAACATAGCTAACAAACCTTTACCATTTAAGGGATGGAAAAAGAATTACACTAGTATATCTAAGGAAACTCCTAAAGGTAACATGACATCTGCAAGCTCAGCTGCAGGGATCATTAAAGCAATGCAACATGTTAATGATAAGATGTCACATATAAAAACGTTAGTCATAGATGACTGGCAGTACATGTCTAGTTTTGAATACTTTGACAGAGCACATGAGAAAGGTTATGATAAGTTTACTCAGATTGCAGCTAACTTAGCGCAGGTTGCTAAGATGCCTAAAGATATGAGAGAAGACTTAACTATATTTTTCTTGACTCATTCAGAAGATTCAGTAGACGGTAATGGTAATAGAAAAGTTAAAGCTAAAACAATAGGTAAAATGATTGATAATACTTTAACGCTAGAAGGTTTGTTCTCTATAGTATTATTTGGTAGAGTAAACAAAACTGATGATGGACTAGAGTACGGGTTTGATACTGTTAACAATGGAGAGAACACATGTAAATCTCCTATTGACATGTTTAAAGAACCATTTATAGATAATGACTTACAGTTTGTAAAGGACTGTATTACAGAGTATGAACAATAATCAATTAATTAATTAAAAAAAAGAAAGTATGTTAAGTACAAAAGACATGACCACAGGTGGTGGTAAATTAAGACCTTTAATGGGTCCAGGCAACAACGTAGTAAGAATTAATAGTATATCTATGGACAAGACTCCTTGGGATGCTGAGGCATATCAAATACATCTACATGTAGAGAGTCAGCCTATTACAGGAGAGTTTGAAGGTTTCTTGCGTGATCAAAATAATGAATCACTAGGTAGATATGATGGTCAGATTGCTAGAGTAAGAATGGCACCGTTCCCATATAAAGATGCTACATTAGATAACGGTAGGGAGATAAGCAAAGATCAAGAGATCTTAAAAGGTATGATATTTGTTAGTGAAGTAGTAGGTGGCAGAGAAAAGCTAGATGCTATTGAAGCTAATACAATTGAAGACTTTGTATCAAAGTGTAATGAATTATTTTCTAACAGTGAATTCTTTAACGTATGCTTAGCATCACGTGAGTGGGAAAATAAAGAAGGTTATATTAATAATGATTTATACTTTCCAAAGCTATCTAGAGAAGGTGTACCTATGGAGGCATTAGATGTTGCTACTACTAGACTTATTACATTTGATAAAAATGTACATGTTAGAAGTATAAACAAAACTTCAAATGGAACATCACCTGCTGCTCCTAAAACATTTGAGCCTGTTACATCTAATGGCGCATCTGACTTTGAGTTATAAATAATTTAGGTGGGGACTAACATAAAGGCGCTTTTGCCAAACTGTTAATACTATTGTTAGTCCCTATCTAATTTTTTAATTATAATATGTTTAGTACAAAGAATTTTATCAGTGAACATGAAGAAATCAAGAGTGGTTGGGTATTTCAATACTATTTAAATCTGCCTGAAGTATTAACTGGACAAGATATACAAATCAAATCCATATTTAATCCTTCAGAAAGAACACCTAGTATGTATATATACTTAGACCCTTCTTGTATGGAATATAAATTTAAGGATTTCTCTACAGGGAAACAAGGTAGTAAGATTGATATAGTTCAACATTTATTTAGTTTAACATATTCTCAAACGTTATTTAAAATCACAGAAGATTACAACAAATGGATTATGGATGGTGGCTTCCTTGAGGTTGATCCAGAATACAAACCTGTGTCTAGATATGCGGTTGATTATATTTCTAAAAGAGAATGGAACTCACAAGATGCTGAGTACTGGTTACAATACAACATAGGAACATCTATGCTTACTGAGTATAACGTACATCCTATAGAGCATTATAACATGATCAAAGCATCTACTGAGGGTATTGACAAACTTGTAATAAAGAATCCATTAATGTATGGTTACTATACAGACAGTGGTGATTGTTATAAGATATATCAACCTAAACAGAAGAGTTATAAGTTCATCAAGATTGAGTCACATCTTCAAGGACTTGAACAACTTAAATATGATAAGGATTACTTGGTAATATGTTCATCACTTAAGGATGCAATGTGTCTAAAATCATTTAACTTTGGTTTAGATGTCATAGCACCAGACAGCGAGAACACTATCATCAAGCCATATATTATACAGAACTTACAGTCTAAGTACAAAAAATTGTTATCTTTGCTAGACAATGATGAGGCAGGACACATAGGCATGGAGAAATATAAAAAAGCATATAATATTCAACCTATCTATCTCAAATCAGAGAAAGATATATCAGATGTTGTAGCTAAATATGGATTCAGTGCAGTTCAGTCTAAGTTATTTAAACTAATTAAGGACTCAATATAATATTATGAAATGGTTTATACCGGGTAACACACCAAGCTCCAAAAACAGCAGACAGTG